AAAGTTACTACCCGATGCAAACATACTAACCGGTTACGGTGATCCGATATCAGTTAACACTAAAACAGCCGTGGGCAATGTAACTGAGTTTTACGATCACGATTACTATTTGCATTTATCCGGTGATCATCCTGGTGCGTTCTTTAGCTATACCCCGGAACTGTTGCATGCAATGGTAAGAGATATAGATACTACAAAAAATGTGCAAGATGTAAAGCAGCAACTATATGGTATCGGTTGGAGACCTAAGGCCGAACCGTTCTTTTATGAGTTATACCAAACTAGTGAAACACAATCAATTGTGGCTCGTATAAAGAACATACAGTCTAAAGACGAAACATCCAAAAAATATTTTATAAATAGAGATACATTTCTAAATATGTTATCCAGCGGCCAATGTGGCAATCAACCCGCTATACAAACTCTGAAGCCTATGCTAAAATTAACATAGGAGAATAAGCATGTCTATTGAAGATACAATTAAAAATTACAAACTGGAAACTCGTCCAGCTATTAGTTACAAATATACCAGTACTAAAGAGTACCATAACGCCTTTCCTGTCGCTTACAGACAATGGCGTGCAGATAGCCACTGCAATCTAATCCACGGCTATGCGTTTAGCATGAAGTTCTATTTTGGTACAGACGACTTGGATGTACGTAACTGGGCCGCAGACTACGGCGGACTCAAGGAACTAAAGAAGACCCTAGAAGATCAATTTGACCACACTCTTATTGTTGCACAAGATGATCCAGAAATGGAAACATTCAAACTGCTACAGGAAAAGAACATGGCCAAGATCGTTGTGTTGCCTGCACTAGGCTGTGAAGCACTTAGCGACATGCTGTACAAGTATGTTAATGGCGTTTACATCCCAGAGATGTGGGGCCCAGGTGAAGCACAGCGTTTGTGGTGCTACCGCGTTGAAGTACGTGAAACAATGAGCAACATGGCGTACCGCGAAGGTCACCGTGAATGGAATGAGGACCTATTTGCATGAAATTAAAAGTAAGTGAACTATTTTACTCAGCACAAGGCGAAGGCCGTTTTGTTGGCGTTCCGAGTGTGTTTCTTAGAACATTCGGTTGTAACTTTACGTGTTCCGGATTCGGTTGTGCGCCAGGTGAAAAGAGTAAGGAAGCAGACGAAGTGGCAAAGAATGTCCACTTGTATAAAGACTTTCTTAGTCTCCCACTCGTTAACACCGGGTGTGACAGTTATGCAAGTTGGCATCCAGAATTTAAACATCTTAGCCCAATGGTTGAGACCAAAGATCTAGTGGATCAAATGCTGGCACTAACTCCAAACAAACATTGGTTGCAGGACAACGGCAACGATGTGCATTTGGTTATCACAGGCGGCGAACCATTGCTGGGTTGGCAACGTGCATACGAAGAATTGATCAGCGACCCTAGCATGAACGACTTGCGTAACATTACGTTTGAAACCAACGGCACACAAAAGCTACAAGATCGCTTTAAAACCTTCTTGCAAGCGTGGCAGCAAGCACCGCTGGGTAGTACCCAACAATGCTTTGTTACGTTTAGCGTAAGCCCTAAGCTAAGTGCTAGTGGCGAAGCATGGGATGAAGCTATTAAACCTGAAGTTGTTGTTGAATATCAAAAGTATGGTACAGCATACTTGAAGTTTGTTGTTGAAACAGAGCAACACTTTGAGGAAGTTGAAAAGGCTGTTAAGGAATATCGTGCAGCAGGATTTACTGGCGTTGTATTTGTGATGCCACAAGGTGGTGTTGTTACTCCTTATGCTGCTAACCGTGTAAAGGTAGCAGATTGGGCAATGACCAAAGGTTATAACTACAGCCCGCGCCTACACGTTGACTTGTGGGGCAACGGTTGGGGTAAGTAATGGCAGGATACGCATACAAACGTAACCGAGTTGAATTTGACGACGGGTGGTTTTATCGCCGTTGTGTTGGATGGCAACTAAAGTTTGCGTGGTGGCCTCGAGAGTGTGACTTAACTGGTCGTCGCTTGTGGCTTGAGTATGCGTATCGTGGCACCAGTGTGCTAACTGGACCGGGTGAGCCTATTGTGGATCACCGTTGGCACGATAAGATGGAACATCTTATCTTTAAGATTAAAGGGAATTGATATGGTAGCTAAAAAGACACCAGTTAAAAAAACAGTAGCAAAGAAAACAGTTGCTAAGAAACCTGTTGCTAAAAAGACAGTAGAGAAAAAAGTACCAGCGGCAAAGAAAGCACCTGCTAAAAAGCCAGTGGTTGCTAAAAAGACAGCAGCACCTAAGCCAAAACTAACAGTTAAAGCAAAGAGCGAAAAGGACCTAGCATCTAAGCGTGGCGAGCCTTATGTTAAGATCCTTAACGTAGAGCTAGATGTAGACAATATTGGCAATGGTGCGTTTGAACTTGATTGGAATGATGTATTTGTTGCAAAGCTAGTACGTGCAGGATATCAAGGTGACACAGATGCTGACATTGTTGATAATTGGTTCAAGACCATTTGCCGCAACATTCTAACTGAAGAATATGAACAATGGGAAGCTAACCAACCTGAGGATCTAAGACCACGTGTATTAGACAAGCGTGACCTAGGTGGTGGCAAAGTCGAGATATCATGAAGCCTATTGCACCACCAGAAACTATAAAGGTATACCAGCTTCTTAGAATGACTGGTGCGTACATCACTGGCGTATCATCATCTACGCCGAACTCGCTTTCTATGGGCATTGGGTTCTATCTCTCACTACAGGAAGCAGAACACGTTCGTACACTCGAAATTCTTAAAGATACAACCGCAGCCGGATTAACACAACCAACGTGGCATATCTTTGAGCTAGAGTTTCCGAACCCTGCATTAACTAAATGATGTACCTGGTTTCAGTAAACGGTGTGGTTGTTCAGGAAGGGTACGACTATGTGTATCGTCCCATAGACAGAGACATTGTGTTCATGAATGCCCCTGCTAGCGGTGATTACATTACTGTCGCTGTTGCGGCACGACAAAAGATGTGGATCGGCGATGGCTTTACTACACACTTTCTTGTAGAAGATCTAGCCGAAGATAAACTGTTTAGGGATATTGTTAACAAAGCGTGGGAACTAAGGAATGTTCCTGCGGTTGCAGAAGCTCTTGAAAAACTAAAAGTTGTAGTACTATTAACAGATGATTGAAATAGAGATCGATTGTGGTTATCGCTGGTTGGCAGACCAATTAGAAAAACATGTTGGTCCACGCAAGTTTGTTCTACACAATCGCATAGGTGGCGAAGGGTGGGACGTTAGACCTAAGGGCGTTAACGGACTAACTATTGCAAGATTCGACGACCCTAAGATGGCCACATTTATACAATTGAAACTAGCATGATAATTTACGTAAATGGCGACAGCCACAGTGCAGCCGCAGAAGCTGCACATTCCGCCGCTTTCGCAGAAGACGATCGCAACTACCAACACCTTGGGCGTCAACCACATCCTGCTAATTTGGCAGTTAGCTATGGGCAAAGATTAGCAGACCAATTGGGTGCAAAACTTGTGTGCGATGCAGAAAGTGCCAGCAGTAATACCCGCATTATGCGTACCACCTTGGACTATCTGTTAAAAGACGACAACGCTATCTTTAGTAAGCCTGACCTAATGATAATCGGGTGGGCCACATGGGAGCGTGAAGAATGGTGGGACGAAGGTACCAATCGATACTGGCAAGTCAACGCTGGCGGTATCGGGCACGACTGGCCAGAATCTATAAAGTTTCAGTACAAGAACTGGGTCATCAAACAAATGGAACCCGAGGTTATCAACACCAAATTAATACAGTCCCATACAGTGTTGCAACAGTTGCACGAGACATTGGATAACTTGAATATCCCACACTTGTTCTTTAACACCTACCTAGATTTTTCCCATTTAGACACATTGAATGTGCCCAGGCACGATTGGGGCAATAGTTACATTGGTCCATATGACCCCGAGTACACCTTTTTCAACTGGTGTAAGAATCGAGGGTTCGAAACTGCTACCCCGCACAGTTACCATTTTAAAGCGGATGCCCATGCAGCTTGGGCGGACTTTTTGTATGCCCATTATGTCCAAAACTTATTGACCAAATAATCAATAAGTGCTATTATTACTATTAAATTAGAACTATATGAAATACCTTATCGTAGATACAGCAAACACATTCTTCAGAGCTAGACACGCTGCACACAGACAGAGTGATACCTGGGATAAATTGGGCTTTGCAATTCATGTCACACTGGGCAGTGTTGCAAAAGCATTCAGAGAACAAAAAGCAGATCACGTTGTGTTCTGTTTAGAAGGCCGTTCATGGCGCAAGGACTATTATGAGCCGTACAAGAAAAACCGAGCAGTTGCAAGAGCCGCACTCACAGAAGCAGAGCAAGAAGAAGACCAGCTCTTTTGGGAGGCATTTGACGCTCTTAAACTATACATCACGGAAGGCACAAATTGTACTGTTCTCCAACACGGGAGCCTCGAAGCGGATGACTTGGTGGCAGGATGGATTCAAGCACACCCTGGAGATCAGCACGTAATCGTATCAAGCGACAGCGACTTTCACCAACTACTTTCAACAAACGTAAAACAATACAACGGGATTGCAGATGAACTCCACACTATCGAAGGCATCTTTGACAAAAAAGGTGCCCCAGTCCTTGATTCGAAAACTAAAACACCCAAAAAAATACCGGACCCGAAGTGGATCCTATTCGAAAAGTGCATGCGGGGAGATTCTAGCGACAACATCTTCTCTGCGTACCCTGGTGTTAGGACGAAAGGCACGAAGAACAAGGTTGGTCTCCAAGAAGCCTTTGCTGACAAGGACTCTAGAGGCTATAATTGGAACAACCTAATGCTTCAGCATTGGACAGACCACAATGGTGAAGAACATCGTGTGCTGGACGACTACGAACGTAACCGTATTCTGGTGGATCTAACTGCACAGCCTGATCACATTAAATTGTTCATTGCTGAAACTATTGCAGCAGGTAGCGTAGCTAAAGCTGTTCCACAAATTGGCACACGTTTCTTAAAGTTTTGCGGTAAGTACGAACTCAAGAAGCTAAGTGAGCATGCACAGCAGTATGTTATTTTCTTATCGGCTGAGTACCGTAACACTCCTAAACCCGAAGCACAATTATCTTTGGACCTTAGTAGAGAGTAAAAGAAATTATGAAATTCGAAGACAAAGTAAATCAATTAGCACTTGAAGTCGGCGGGTCGCATTATCCTAATGTTAACCCACAACTACATCGCCAGCTAGTTAAACTAGTGGTTGATGAATGTTTATCCGCAGTAGATTCAGCAAGCCGTCGACATGTTTATACAACGTTTGACCTGGGCCAGCATGAAGCTAGTCTAGAGTCAGCTAAAAAAGCAATTAACGAAAGGTTCGGTCTATGACACTTATTGGAGCAGCTTTCTTTATCCTCGTGCTATTACAAATCAAGCACTGGTACATCGACTTTGTTGATCAAACAATGGAAGAAGTACGCAGCAAAGGTATCTATGGCGACGAGCCGGGGATCATGCACAGTGCTAAACATGGCTTTGGTACACTAATGTGTATTCTGGCTGTAACAGGATTTCCTTACATTGGGTACGCAATGGTGTTGGCATTCACTGACTTTGTGATTCACTATCACACCGACTGGGCGAAGATGAACTACGGTAACAGAGACATTCAAAATCCTTTGTTCTGGAATCATTTAGGCCTTGACCAAATGGTACACCAACTTACCTATCTTGGCATTGTTTACGCGGTGGTATCATGATTAGAGGTATTACACCTGGCAACGGTGTTCAAGTTGACAACGGCTATTTTAGTTTTCCCTACATTAGTCAAAATCCCAGTAATCCAATGCAAGGGATGGTTAGAATCAGTGGCAACGACCTACAAGTATTTGATGGATCCAGTTGGGTAACCTTAGGTGGAGCGTACCCTTCTATTTCTCTTAATGGTGCTGCACAATCTGCAATTACGTGGGCACAGAAGAAAATGGCCGAAGAGGAAAGCATTAAGAAACTGGCCGAAAAGCATCCTGCTGTAGCAGATGCTATGAATACAATTAACGAAGCATACGATAAACTAAAAGTTGTTGTGGCATTAACAGAGGAAGAAAACAAATGAGAGAATGGTTAAGACAACGTTTACTAAACATACTGCACCCCAAAGACAGTGATGTCTACCCAGCAAAGTTAGCAGTTAGTGCGTCAAGTGATGGCGTTGATATGGATAGCAGCCTAAGATTCAATGTCTTAGTTGGGTCGGGCGGAGTAGTGGTGCAAATACATCGTTATGATCGCAAGAATGATCGCAGCAACAACACCACACATATTATTGCTGACGGTGAACCGATTGCAGAACGCATTGGGCAAATTGTCTCAATGGAAATACTAAAGGGCTAATATGGCTGTAGCAGCACCACAACAGATCAACCTAAACGATCTGCTAAAAACCATAAACACATCCTACAATAATGCGGATAGCTATTACGACTATGAAGATTTCGGAGATGACGTGAATACTGTAACTATTAAAATAACACCGGCAAATGGCGGAACCATTGTTAACATTGACCCAGAGTCTGGCAGCAGAGGCCGCGGCGATCTGTATGTAATTGATTCTGCAAAGGATCTAGGTTCAGAACTGGGACAGATTTTAACTATGCATTACCTTAAGAAAGGCGCAAATGAATCTCCTAGCAAAGCCCGTCGTTAAAAACAAATACTGGATTGTAGAAGAAGACGGCAGTCCAGTAGCAACTATTCAAGCAATTGAAGAAGGCGGTGGCTACGCATACGTTCACGACAATGAGCGTGAACGTTTTGCCACGATTAAAATGTTGAGCAAAAAGTACAACATTCAATTCGACAACACAAAGCCACCTAAGTCAAAACCCACGCACGACTGCTACGGATTTGGCTGCTCAGGTAAACCATACAATCAAGTGTGGGATGTGCAACGCAAGCTACCTATTTACAGCAAAGAACCCAAGAGCAAGAGTTTTTACTGTGCTGGGTACTATGTAATTAAATTCAACAATACTTGGATTAAAGAGTTCTGTCCTAAGAACATTACATTGAACCGTTATGAGTTCTTTGGACCTTTTAAAACCAGTGCAGAACAAATTGAAAAATATAAAGAGCTAAAATAATGGAACAACTATCACTGGCAATTCGCACCTTTAACGATAGAGTTAAAGCTATGAACCAAACAAACGGCAAACAGTTAGTATTGTCTGCTCAAGAAGCAAAGAGCTTGCACACTGACATTTATGCACTGCTAGCTAATATTGCAGAACTAGCAGCACAAGGTGGCGGAGTCAAAGACGATGTTATCCAAATTAGTGTAGATGGCGGCGGTTTTAAATAAACTACGCCGTTTTTGCTGATAAATAATTGTATCGAGGATATTGAGATGTCAAGACCAAAACCAACTGTACTGTTAGAACACGTAAACAAAACAAATTACAAAAGCGATCAAGTATTATCTAGCGAAGGTATCTGGGCGGTTCATTACGACAATACACCTATTAACTTAAAAAAGTTTAACACCTTAGTGGCCTATCCTGGCCCTAAGTATGCAAAAACCAGTTTCTCTAATCCTGGGCATGCAATTAATCTAGCAAAGAAGCTAAACACTTTATTCAAGACTGACAAATTTACTGTGGTCTTGTTAAAACAAGGTGACCAAATCTACCCATAATCGTCAACGCGAATATCAACATCGCGTACTAATTGAGTCGGGCGTAGGTGACCCGACTCTTCTTGATCCTATGCTTCCGCAATGGTGGCGTAACCCTACAAACCCAAACAGCCTTAGACTAACAGTATTTGGACACAAATACTTCACTACTAAGCTAAACAGAACTTCTCACAAAATCAAATTAGCAGAGCCAATTAAGCTCAAGCATCTACTCCAACTTGAACGTTTGTTTCAAGAGCCGTATTACTTAACCAATGAGTTTATATGTGTACTAGGAGATCAGGATGCTGTTATGCTGCAACTACATGCAGGCGATCTAGATCAGTATCTAGACAATTTACAGATTAACAGTAGAATTCCTTAATCGCTGCTGCGATATATTCTACTTCGCTGTCAGTTAGTTCAGGGTAGATAGGAATACTGAGTGTTTCCTTGCTGAACTGTGCGCCAGTAACTCCTACCCCATCATGAGCATAATTTGCACCAACCATTAATGTATCCAATGGAGACGAATAATGGATCTTGGTTTCAATGCCCTTGATCTTTAGGTGCTGAACTAGCTTAGAACGGC